CTTACCTCGGGAAATCGTTTGCTGGAAAGCGCGATCTGTATGACGCGCTCGGATACACGAAGATCCCGACTTTCGCCGACTTCATGGGGAAGTATCGCCGTCAGGATCTTGCTAAAGCGATTGTCGACATCCCGGTGCGCGCCTCATGGCGCAAGCCTCCGGAGATATCCGAGGTCGAAGACGAAGAGACCGAATTCGAGAAGCGATGGGTCGATATCGCGGAGCGCCTGAATATCTGGTCCTACTTCTCGCGGACTGACCGTCTTGCATCGATCGGCGAGTACGCAGTGCTGCTTATCGGTTTCAACGATGCCGCCCAGATGTGGCAGCCAGTGAAGTCGGCGACAGACGTGCTCTACGTCATGCCCTACAGCCAACAGAGCGCATCGATTTCGACATACGTCACGGACACCAAGGACCCGCGCTACTCTCTACCGCTGGAATACACGATCCAAATGCGGACCGCACAGGGATCGCAGGCGACGACATCGCGCAAGGTGCATTGGTCGCGAATCATCCACGTCAGCGAGGACAATCTCGAGGACGACATCCTTGGACTTCCGCGTCTCGAGGCCACGCTCAATCGCCTGGAGAATCTCGAGCTGGTCGCCGGTGGTTCGGCCGAAATGTTTTGGCGCGGTGCGTTCCCTGGCTTTGGACTCAAGGCCGACCCCGATTACCAGTTCACGACGCAATCGCTGACGGATATCCAGGATGAGGCCGAAAAATATGTCCACAATCTCCAGCGCTACATGCGCCTATCGGGGGTGAGCGTTGAGAGTCTCGCGCAGCAGGTCGCTGATCCGGAGCATCATGCGGATATCCTGATCACGCTCATCGCCGCGGTTGTGCGCATTCCCAAGCGCATACTGCTCGGCTCAGAGTTGGGAGAGCTGGCGTCGTCTCAGGATGAAGCCAATTGGTACGCGCGCGTGGACGAACGTCGTGAGCTGCATTGCGAGCCGACGATCCTCCGCGCTTTCATCGATCGGCTGATCGACAAGGGTGTCCTGCCGAAGCCAACGGACCGCTACACGTGCAAATGGCCGACGCTTCTGAAGCAGAGCGACAAAGAGAAAGCCGAAGTCGCGAAGATCAAGACTGAGGCGATAGGGACATACGTGTCCACTGGCGCCGCGATGCTTCTGCCTCCGGAGTTCTACCTGGAGAACGTTCTCGGCTACTCGCGTGACGAGATCGACAAGATCAACGACATGGCCGATGCCGAAGATCTCGACGCAGACGGCGATGGCAATGAGCCGCCGCCTCAGCCAGACGATCCGGATCCAGGCAATCCACCGGGAGACGGCAATGGAGGAGGAAGCGATGAGTGATTCAGTCGCGCTCTCCCGAGTCGTCAGAGTGCCCGCCGACAACACCACCGGACCGCTCCGGCATTTCAAGAAGAGCGCTGATGACGACCTGCATTACTGCTTCGATTGGTCGGGCTGGCTTGTTGCTTGTGGCAACAATGACACGATCGGCACAAGCGCTTGGACCATCCCGGCTGGATTGACCAGTTCGGCAGACTCGGCCGGGGCAGCCGTCACCGGGGAAGCTGTGACCGAGGTCTACATCGCGGGCGGTACGGCCGGCGAGAGCTACACGATCGAGAACGAGATTGTGACAGTTGGCGGGCAAACTGTCAAGGCAACGATCCTTATCACCATCGTCGACGAATGAGCAAGCGACCGACCATAACACTCAATGCCCGCATGCGCCGGGACCCGACTCGCACGTCCGGGATCCGCGCTGCGTTTGCACGTCAAATGCGCAAGCGCTGGAATGCATTGAAGAAGGACATCCGAACTTCCATTCTCGAGAAGGACTGCTTCGGGATCATGCCTGATGTCATAGCCGCACTCGCAGCGACCGAGCCTAAAAAGTTTGCATTCAAGCGCGCTCCCGAGAAGGTCAGTGAGTTCATGAAGTGGCTAAAGATCCAAGAGGAGAATGGCATACTTGAGGTCATTCGCCGCCCCGGAGTGGTGATTGGCGCCGAGGGCGCATGGAGTGATGTCTTCATCCGTGCAGCGTATCAGCAGGGAATCAGTCGCGCACGCGTGGAGCTAAAACGCGCCGGATACTCCATTCCTGGTGCAGAGCGATTGACTGGATTACCCGATGCCGTGTTAAGCCGCGGAGTGCATGCCGACCGCGTGGGCCTGATCTACAGCAGGACCTTCGAAGACCTGAAGACGGTCACCGACGTGACCAACGCGCGCATCCGCCGCGCGATCTCGAATGGACTCCAGGAAGAGCTGGCCCGCGGAGTAGCCGAAGGGGTGAATCCTCGAGAGATCGCAAAGAACATCCTGCGGAATGTCGAGGGCGCAATCGAACATGTGGGCAAGGTTCGGGCTCAGATGATTGCTCGGACTGAGATCATACGGGCGCATACCGTCGCGACTGTGGCTGAGTATAGGCAGGCCGCCGGCGAAATCGACGTTGAAGTGCAGGCCGAGGTCTTAACGGCTGGATTCAATGTCTGCGAGATCTGCGAGGGTCTGGCAGCCGGTGGACCGTACTCGCTTGCAAAGGCCGAGCAACTGATCCCAGCCCACCCGAACTGCTACGCACCTGGAACCGAGGTCTATACCGATCGTGGATTCATTGCCATCGAGTCTGCGGTTATCGGTGATCGCTGTCTGTCCCTTAACCCCGAGACGTTCGACCTCGAATACGTACCGGTTGTGAAAACAATCTCCCGGCCTGAATCCTCAGAGCTGCTGCACTTCACCAGTCGCGATTTTGACATGAAGGTTACTAAGGACCACAACATGTTCGTCCTACGTCGTGAGCGGTCATATACCGCGCATCGCGAGTGGGAATTCATCACCGCCGCAAAGGTTCCTCGGGAGAGTCGCTTCTATCGCTCCTCCGAGTGGACGGGATCTGCTGATCCGTTCGTCATGATTGGCGACTCTCGGATCGAGTCCGGTCTATTCGCGGAGTTCATGGGGTGGTGGCTGTCCGAGGGAAGTCTTAACAACAACTCCGTCGTGATCGCGCAGTCAAAGACGGCGCATCCAGAAAACTACGACCGGATAACGGAAGTCTGCATGGCGCTGGGAGACGCGCGCCACCGATCTGGATGCATTGCCGTGTTCAACAAGCCATTGCGCTGGTACCTGTCACGATTCGGATACGCCAAGGACAAGTACGTCCCCGAAGAGATCAAGAGGATGGCACCGCAATTCATACGTCGGTTCCTCGACGCTTACGCCGCTGGCGATGGGCACGTCCGGAAAGGGAAGAAGTGGAAGGGTGGTAATTTTGCGAATGAGATCACCTACGCCACTTCGTCCCAGCGAATGGCTGACGATATAGGCGAATGCATTCTCAAGGTTGGTCGCCGGCCGAGCTTCAACACGCAGCCGACGGCGGGCAAGTCCGTAAAGCATCACAACGGAACTTACGTCGGCAACACCGACATGATCACGATACGCGAGTGCCGCGCGCAGATGGCGCAGCTTGGTCGGGTGAAGCGCAAGGCGATCAAATACAACGGACTCGTCCATTGTGTCGAATTGGAAAAGTTCCACACGCTTTGGATTCGCTCAGACGGAAAGACCGCATGGAGTGGAAACTGTCGATGTGCCTTGCTCCCGCACGTGGCGAGCATCGCTGGCCTGAATCGCGATCGGGAACTGACGCGGAGGGCGGCATGATCGGCTTGACAAGAATTCCCGCCGAGCAACTCTTCGAGTATCCGACCGACATCGGTCATGGGCGACGCTGTGACATGTGCGGCACAAAACTGCATGATGCGCGGCGATGCAGCGAGTGCGGTTACTCCTACGAGACTGAGCACCAGGTGTCTGGCAATGCGCATTTCGGGAGCGATGGATTCAGGGGCGTGATGGAGGCGTTATTGTGAGCAAGCTTATCACCATTCTCGCATCTGCCTCCGGATACACGGTCCGCGAAGAACTCTTCGAAGGGCGCAAGCACTTGGTCGTGCCTCTGGTGATGATGGTCGAAGGTGTTCATTCCGGCAGCGGCGGAGCCTTCTACTACTCGGCTGAGGAGCTCGCAACATTCGCGGTCGCATGGAACGGTGAGCCGGTGACGGTTCCGCATCCGTCTGACGCGGATGGTAATCCGATCAGCGCGAACGATCCCCAAGTGCTTGAGAAGTACTGCATCGGCCGCCTGTTCAATGCCTACTTCGATGACGACGGCGCCAAGCTGAAAGCCGAAGCGTGGATTGATGTCGACAAGGCGCGCGAAATCTCGCCGGTGGTCTTGGCAACGATTTCAAGCACTCTTCCGATGGAAGTGTCTCTCGGTTTGTTCTTCGAAAGCGACGGCACGCCCGGAGAGTGGAAAGGCGAGCAATATCAGGGCGCGGCCTATCATTTCCGCCCAGACCATGTGGCGCTGTTGCCGGATCAGATCGGCGCGTGTTCGATCCAAGACGGCTGTGGAGTCAGAGTGAATGCAGATAAACAGGAGGGATCAATGACAGTGAAAACACCCGCGTCCGCAGCCAATGCAGATCCGGCAGCCGGCGCACCAGCAAAGACGCCGGAGCAGAATTCGGCAAATCTCATGGAGGCGCTGAAGACATTGAAGGTGTCGGGATTCGCGTGGGCCGTGAATGTCGACATCAGCCACGACTCCATTCGCTGCAAGCTGCAGGAGATCGTCAACACGTTCGACAACGCGCAATGGCTCAACTGGGTGCGCGCGGTCTACGACGACTACTTCATCTACGAAGCGCGTGGTCACAACCCGGCAACCGGTGGGTACTCCTACCACCTCTACAAACGCGATTACACGATGAACGATACCGGGGTAGTCACACTCGGGGAAACAGTCACGGAGGTCATCGAGGAGACCGTTTACACCCCGGTCACGGAGATGGCGACCAACAAAGGGAAGGAGAAGCTCGCAATGAACAAAGCCAAGGTCGACGCCTTGATCGCAAACAAGGCGACACGATTCGTGGAGTGCGATCGCGCATTCCTCGAGACGCTGTCTGAGGAGCAATTGGCGAAGCTCGAACCAATGGACCCGCCCGCAGCGCCGCCCACGGCGAATGCGGAGCCGCCGAAGGTGCCGGTCATCAACTCGGTCGACGACCTGATCAAGATTGCGCCCGAGCCGCACAAGACTTTCCTCACCAATGCCATCGCGCGCGAGAATGCGGCGAAGAAGGCGCTGGTCGACGGGTTGCTCGCCAACTCGCGCAACACGCTCTCGAAGGAGAAGCTCGAGGCGATGAGCGTCGAGGATCTCGAGGCGCTGGCCAGGCTCGGCGCGATCGAGGTGAACTACGAGGGCAAGGGCGGTGCATCGTCAGCGGTGCAGGCGAACGCCGGCGAAGTGCTTGATGCACCGCGCACGTTCGAGACCAAGGCCGCCTAAGCGGGCGGCATGAGAGATTTATCAGGAGAAACGCAAACAACGAATTGAACTGAACTCACAGTCCACCGGCTGATCCCCGGTTAAGGACACCACGAAATCTTGGGCCCGAATCCTCTGGCTCTTCCCAAGTGAGCCGGAGCGAGACGGGCCTTTCTCGTGGAAGCCAAGCACGACGAGGAGGAATCCGAAATGGCATCACAGACAATCGTTCTGAAGGGCCCGTGGGAGCGCGTCGAAGGCGTCGCGAACGCGGCCATCACTCCCGGCTACCTGTGCGAGCTCATGAGCACCGGTAAGTACCGCAAGCACGCAACCCTCGGTGGGAACGCGGAGAAGCTCTTCGCGATCGAGGATGATCACCAGGGCAAGGACATCGCCGATGCCTATGCCGAGAACGACCAGCTGCAAATGGCCGTCTGCTGTCCCGGCGCAGTGATCTACGCCTGGCTCGCG